TTCAAGATGTGCAAGTTCATAGGCTCATGAACGTTAGATATTAAAACAAATACTGATAATATAGGGAAAGGGATCTATTTACTCTTTCCCTTTTAATTTACATTCAATTTTAATGAAAGCTTCTTTTCTCTGCTTTGCTTCCATTGATCCGCAAATATATTCTTCAAAATACTTTCCAACACACGGACTGATTTCGTAATAATGTTTTTTCCCATCCTGTAAGAAAAGCAAAAAAGATTTCAATGCTGCATATTTTTGAATGTCTGTATCAGCATCAAGTATTGCTTTCCTAAATGGTTGAATATCGTTTTCGATCATATCAACATACTTTTGATTGTGTACCACCCAACCAAAAGGAAGGTTCCCATCTTTATCAAGTTGATCCATGCTTTCACCTACACAATTTATTCTTTTTGCGGCAATCTTTTCTTTTTTCAGCTTTCTATTAAACAATCCCATATCATCCACCATCCTTTTTATCACTATATGGCATATTGTGGCACGTTTCTATTGACATAATCGACAAAACACTTGTTTCAACAATGAAAAAAAGGGAAGGCCCTTAAACCTTCCCCCTTTACTTTAACCTTTCACAATTGTTGCTTCAAAGCCTGCCGCCTTCAGCTTCTTCTGAAGCGCTTCTGCGCCATCTTTCTTGCTGAATGCTCCACACTGCACCTTGTACACTTTTTTCTCTGTATTGCTGTCCTGCACGCTCACAGACTGCCCTGTGATGCCTTCGACAATGGCGGCTGCCATCTTCTCCGGATCGTACAGCTTCGCATCGTCTGCATCATCCACAAAGCAGCACTCAACCAACAGTGCAGGTGCGTTTGTCTTGCGCAACACATACAAATCCTGGCGCACCTTTACACCACGGTTTTTGAATCCAAGTGCTTCAATCGACTTACAGATTTTTTCTGCATACTTCTTCGCACCGGATGTTGCGGAAAAAATCAGCACTTCTGATCCGGTTGTCTTTCCGTTGCCCTTCTTGTCACCTGCACCGGAATTGAAGTGAATGGACACATTAAGATCAACATCGTGCGCATTGCACAGTGATACAATCTTTGTAAGCACATTCGCCTGACTTGTACCATCATCTACCGTGCAATCATATACAGTGTGTCCAAGGCTATTTAACATTGAGATCACATTGTCCTTTACTTTTCTTGCTTCGGTGGATTCTTTGATAACGCCTACAGCGCCGCAAGCAATCTTTCCATCCGGATTATGCCCGGCATGTACATTGATTTTCATTATCTGTCACCATCCTTTTTGCTCTTGTCATTATCATATCTCTTCCACAGATCATTAAGCTTTTCCCAACCGTACATTGAAACGAATGCTACAATGAAGCCTGCCAAAATAGCCGCAATGATCATATACCACAGGATCACCTGCTGAACGTACTGCATATAGGCAACAAATGCGATCACAGTAAGTCCGATGGACAGGATAAACACAAGCAAGTCTGTCGGAATTTTAGAAAGTACACCAACCCCCTTGAACACCTGTGTAATGACCGAAACCATAAACGCAAGCACGCCAATAATTGCAACAATCAATGTAATGTTCTGAATAAATAACTCCATATCTTTCACCCTTTTAACCTTTCTGTTCTAAATCTGCCAATCTGTGATTGATCACCTTGATTTGTTCTTCTACAACAGGCATACGCTTTGCAAAGTTGTTGTGTTCCCGAACTTCCCTTGCCAATTCATCAATCTTGCAATCTGTCACCGCCTGCGCTGTTTCCAATCTGTGTTCAATTTTTCTGTTGCTGTTACTGTTGGTGATGATCACACCAACCAAAGAAAGGACACCAACTGTAATTGATGCCCCTGCGGCAATAAGTGCTTCCATTCCCCATCCATCCTTTCTTTTACATTTTTATATTAAAAAAGCACCTTCCAGGGAAGATGCTTTCTAATACCTGCTATGAAATTATTCCGTGATTGCTTCTGATCCGGCGGTTGACACATCATCATCCGCTGAAGATTCATCACGTGTGTTTGTTGCATCCGTTTGATCCTCTGTGGCTTCAGAAGTATCTGCCGTTTCCCCAGGATCCGGATCTGCGATTGGTCCCGGGACAGGCTCTGCAAGCTTAGTATCGACTGTCTGAAGGTTCTCTTCCTTCAACACGCCTTTCTGATACCATCCGAGCGCATACTCACGCACCTTATAGTCCGGCTCAACGTGAACCATTCAAAGAATTGTTGTTAAAATGAAATCGTGTAAACTAAAAGCCATGTCTTTGTACCTTCCTTTCTATTCTGTGGTGCTGCCTGATGCAACAATTGCTGCCTTTATATCACTAATATCTTTCATGTTCTGCATGACATATTTTCCGGTGCCAGTGAGTGCATGTGATACTTCCACATTGCCTGGACTAATGATGTTTGTTTCGCCATCGAAAGATTTCAAGTCAAAAAGTGGTACATCGGTTGTTGGTATGATCTGAACCGTGGATTCTTTGTAAGGTTCATAAGTCGATGGATTTATCACATCATTTTCAACCTCTTCAATTTGTATATGAATTAGCAGATTATTCACGGTTATTTTTCCACCAAAGTTAATACTTAAGTATAAAGTGATATTTTCGGTTGGAACAAAAACATCAAACGCATTTGTTGTTGACAAAACTATTTTTGATGTGTATCCACCAAATAGCCTAAATCTAATTGATATTTTATCTTTTAATTCATCAACACTGAATATATATTTTTTCCCTTTCTCAAAGGTAAAATACGACGTATTAAAATATATATCACCTATATTATCAATACTTGTGCCATTAAGAATAATTGACTGATCATCATTTATAACACATGACATATCCGGAAGATTACTATATGTTACTTTTTTTATATTCAGCAAATTCTTTCCGCAAGTCTTGATCTCATAACCGGAAGATGGAACATAATCATCATAGGTAGCTTCAAGATCGGTGGTTAACATTGGTTTTATTGTTACATTATTCATGGTTTTATCTTTTTCGACTTCTATCCATAACCAACACAAATCTGTGTCTGCTATAAATGTTCCATTATTAAATATATATTCTGCAGATGTAGCTTTCCTTCTGACACAACTTAAAAATTTTCCTGGATCAATATCTTCATCTCGAATACATACAACCTTATATGCAACTCCCTTTATAATAGGTATATTACTATTAATATTAAAAAATGTCCTAGCAGTAGCTGTACCATTCAATGTATATGTCCCATCACTATTTTTCGTGCAGGTCACACCATTAGAAGTCGTTGTTACCAATGCCGGATTCAACAGATTCTTCGTGAACTTCGTCACCATCATCGGTGCATCAACCGCATTTGTGATATGCTTGTCCGTTGTCGTTTTCGTATCATATGCGGCTTGGATTGCCACTGAAGCCGATTCTGCATATTGTTTTGCTGAATCAGAATATTTCTTAGCATTGATTGCCGCTTCTGTAGCACTTGTTACAGATCCACTTGCGGCTTTTGCCGAAGCCTGCGCTGAATTCTGTGCTGTTATAGCTGCATCATATGCATTTGCTGATTCTATGTTCATAGCATCAATGGAATCATAGATTGCAGATCGCACATCCCTTCCATATCGTGCTGATTTAATCTTGTTAAGTAGATCAGATATATTTGCCATTTGTATACTCTCCTTCCTCATCCACTTACGATAATACCGTTTTGAACCACTATCGTATTTCCTGATTGTGGATTTATAAAGCCTGAGAAACCACCGTCAATTTTTACATTGGTCAAGGTTGCACCTTTGGTATCAATCGTAGTTCCTTCTTCAAATGAAAACTCCACATCCTTTTTCACATTGACTTCACCTGATACAGCAACATTCTTGATTGCCTTGCCATGACAATCAATGTCACATCCTGCATTCAAGGTGTCTGCATCATATCCAAAATCAGAACCGCCTGTTCTTTCATATACCCATTTTGGCTTATGTTCTTGGTTTGCATCAGGTGTGGCAGTCCATCCGATATAATCAGCAACAAAATTAACGAAGAAATCTAATCCTCTTGGTCCACTCGTTCCTGCTCCCGTTTCACCGGACAAAGACATATTCAATGCTTCAATGCCGCCATGAACAAAAGCAATTCCGGATCGGTTGATTGTCATGATTTTTTCTTTTTCGGTATTATAAATATTGATGGAACCATCTTCAAGTTTTACATAGTCAGTGATATCATTCCATACAGTCTGAATCACCAAAGCAGTCAGCAATTTTGCATCAATCGTTCCACCTTCCAACTGATCACATGAAAACTTTGAAGTTTTGATGGTATCCTTGGTGATCTCTGTGACCTGCGTTTGAGTTTGATATTTGCTGTCATTCTCCAAATCAGATGTTTTGGTTGGTATATCTCTTTTTTCCGCAACACCAGATGTCCCGGTTACGTTTTCCCAACTGATCTTAGCATTTGCACCCATCTTGACATTCTTGCCGACTTCCAAGCCTTCACAAGTAATTGCCGAAGCGACAAATCTTCCATCCATCGTCAATGCGGTGCTATACGGTCCATTATAGCCATTTGAAGAATAGCCAAGTCCATTGATGTTCCACCGCCACACCTTTGTTGCAGTCTTGGTGTCGTTCGTGTCCATGATAAGAAGTTCATCATTTTTCTTCACAACATATCCACCCATTGCATTTGCAATCAGCTGTGTGGCATTCTCAACTGCCTGATTCAAGATTTGGCTTGCAGGCTTAATATTCTCAATGGCTTTCTTTATTTCGTCATTTACGGCGGCAGTCTTTGCAGACAAGGAAAGTCTTTCATCCTTGCCAAGCGTGATGGCATCATTTTCAGGATTACAGATGTTGATTGTCTGCTTTGTAAGTCTGAAATATCGGTCAAGTCCGTGTGGCTTTGATACAACCCTGATCTGATCAGAAATTTTGAACCGCTCTGTTTTCGGATCCATAAGATGCAGATCAATTGCCTTTGCTTCAATGACCATGTTTTCAAACTGAATATCAGACAGATACTTCTGCCCCTTACTTTTTAATGCCGCTGCTGTTGTTACACCATCCCATGTGACGGTTGCATAAATCCATCCAAAATTTTCAACAGCTTCCGGACTGTACACGTAATCTTTCCCGTCGTTCACCGCTTCAATAGTCAGTCTTGTCTGCAAACCTTCAACAACTTCTTCTTCAAGAAGGTTACCAAGCGGAATAATTGCTGTTGCAATCTCGCTTGAATCAATGTTTGACTTGAAATCAATCAGATTTTCACCAAGCCGGATCACCTGTGAATTCGTGTTCATGCTATCCGCAAGGTAATCAATGTATTTGACACCATCTTTGTGCCGGATCCTGAAATAACCACCAAGGTCATCAACCAAGTCTTCCTTCAGTTCCTGCATCGTGCTGTTCATGTTGGTGTAGCAGTAAATATAGTCATTGTTATCCGTGACCGTAACCATTCCGACTGTAAACCGCTTCTCTTCTTCCACCTGTGCATTATGATTTGCAATGTAGGTCTCAAGAAGTCCTCTGACACTTACACTCTGGTATCGTTTCGGTCTTTGAACAGAATCATTCAGGTATGCCAATTCACCTTCACAATAGACATCCTTCTGTTTATAGAAATCTGTATCAACTTCAATGCACATTCCGCTGAATATCAGATCATCATCCTGATACACCTGTATCACCGATTTTCTTCTTTTCACGGAAGAATACAACGGATGATCAGGTGGCATCTTAAATGAAAAAGAACCGGCCTTGTTCTCTTCCAATTCAACAACCGGATTGATCAACGCAAGTTCTTCAATTCTTGGATCGTACATCAAAGCATTATCACATAATACCTTATACATATTATAGGCTTCCCCCTGTATACTCTATCAACACGCTGCCTGATCCGCTGAATGTCAACGTGTTTTCGCCTTCATCCAGGATCATGTCATACAGCTTGTTGATTCCTTCAGTAAGATTATATGTTGCACCATTATATGCAACAGTCATTGCCGATGATGCTGTGATTGTTGGATAGGTCTTTTTGCGCTTCCCGACTATAACAACCGTTGTGCTTCCTGATACCGGGATATTCTCCGATTCACTGATATATCCATTTTCAAAATCAAATGGATCCCACAGCCAATCATCCTGAATATCATACTTGTACGGATCAGCAACACATTCAATCACAAGTTTTCCGATGCTCTTTTGAGAAGACCATTCATTCACCTTCAGTCTGCCTATGTAATAATAATTAGCATCATCATCAAACACCACCTTCATTCGCTTTCCGTGAAGATAGTTTTCGATTTCAGACACCTTATCAGACCACTGTTCCATCGGATGAACCACACTGAATGTCATGTCAATCTTCCGATCATTGTACTTCACATCATTTGTCAATGATTCTGTCAGGTCAATGGAACCATCACGAAGCGGAACAGAAATAGTATTTGTCTGCGGTTCCGGTGGATTTATCGTTTTGGATGTCAGATAAATCCCAAAATCATCAAATGAATGTTTATCTCCAAATGTAACTCCGATCATGATTTGACACCCCTTTCACGCCTTTTTGCCATTTTCCCCAATGCCGCATCCATTCCCGGTGCCAACTCACCGACAACAGCACCCGAGTCCATCACAAGCTGCATATTTGCCATCTGCGGCATGTACTGTACCATAAAATCAAGGATTTTTTGAACTGTATCTTCCAATCTTGCATTCTGTGAAGCAACCGCTGCTGAAATCAGCTGCATCAGTTTATCTGTTCCGCTTACAACCTCTGATCCTGCTTCACCACCTGCCATGATCTGACCATTCTTGTTAATTCCAAATGCTGTAGGCTGTGTCATGAGCATAGGATCATCCATTGCCTTCTTGTACCAATCAATTGCAAAATGCGGCACTGAAGGTGGATTCAGACTGAAGCTGCCATCAATCTTGAAATGTGGAAGCTTAAGCTTTGGCAATGACCAATCAAATTTAAAGAACCCTTTGATTTTGTCAATCATTTTCTTCACAGTATCTTTTGCAGCTTCAACAGGCTTCGTAATGGCAGACTTGACACCATTCCAAACACTTGTTGCAACCGACTTAATACCTTTAAATATGCTTGACACATTATTCTTCAAACCTGTGAACGCATTTGTCACTGACGTTTTTATATTCTTGGCTGCGGTTGTAACCGAAGACTTTATTCCATTCCAAGTATCCGAAGCAGATGTTTTTATTCCATTGACTCGTTCAATTACATTGTCTTTAAGTTTTGTAAACGAATCCGTGACAGAAGTTTCTATTTTACTAGCCACAGATGTCAATTTCGTTTTGATGCCATTCCAAACCTTACCGGCATGCTCCTTAATAGAGTCCCAATTCTTATACAGTGCAACACCAATTGCCACCAATGCAGTAATTGCTGCAATTACGATCAATACAACAGGATTCACCGCACTAATTGCTGTAACAAATTTTCCACCGAGTCCTACAACCTTAGTGATTCCACCACTAAGTTTTCCACCAACCTGCATGAGTGTTCCAACACCGGTTGCAATTGTCTGGAATGATCCAACCACCTTACCGGCGAAAGTGATCACTTTGCCAACCACAATAAGCAACGGACCTATTGCAGCAACCAACAAGCCGATCCTTACAATGTTGTCCTGCGTTGCGCTGTCAAGGCTCTGGAACCATGCACAAAATTCTTTGATTTTGTCAGCAGCCTTCTTGATATACGGTGCCAATTTTTCACCTACTGTGATCATAACACCTTCAATTGCAGACTTAAGGCTTCGGATAGAACCACCAAGACCAGATTCCATATTATCAGCCATATTAGAAGCTGCGCCGTCACAGCTTGTTATCTGCGACTGCAAATCACGATATGCACCTGATCCCTGATTCAAGATTGCAAGAAGTCCCTTTTGTGCTTCTGCACCTGCCACCGTAGAAGCAAATGAAGCCTTCTGCTCAACCGTCATGCCCTTTGTTGCATCACACATATCAACGAGAACATCAGACAAATTTCTTGCAGTTCCATCCTGATTGTAAAAAGAAACACCCAATGCTTCAATGGCATCCCGTGCACCGCTTGTGTTAGTTCCAAGTCTTGTTATGATGCTTGAAAGTGCAGTACCTGACATGGATCCTTTAACACCTGCATTTGCCATCATTCCAAGTGCAGTAGATACATCTTCAAGTTTATAACCATATGATCCGGCAAGTGGTGCAACATACTTGAAGGATTCGCCAAGCAATCCAACTGTAGTGTTTGATTTTGCCTGCGTAGTTGCAAGAACATCCGCATATCTATCAGCATCACTCGCACTATCCCCGAATGCAGTCATAGAATCCGTTAAAATATCAGTAACGGTTGCAAGATCCTCACCTGAAGCAGATGCAAGCGACAACATACCACTTGTTGACTCAATAATTTCATTTGTATCGAAACCTGCCAATGCCATATATCCCATTGCATCAGCTACGTCTGAAGCTGACCAAGCAGTTGTCTCGCCAAAATGCTTTGCTGTTTTTGTTAATTTTTTGAAATCGGCATCAGAAGCACCGGTTAATGACTGTACTTTCAGCATTCCATCTTCAAAATTTGCCGATGTTTTTACCGCTGCTGTTCCCAATGCCGTAAGCGGCACTGTTAAGCCTGCCGAAAGCGTTTTTCCTGCCCCTGTGACTTTTGATCCGACATTTTGCAAAGACTCGCCTAATTTGCTCGCCTTTTGCGATATACTATCAATTGATTTTTCGGCATCACCGGTATTTACTGCGATCGTTCCGAATAACTTAAATAGTTCCAAAGGGTTCACCCCCTTTATACACACTAAAAAGGCTCCCACACACTGCACCGGGAGCCTAATTTTTTTACAACTTACATATTAAAATTGTCTAATATACACTTTGATGAAGCGATTATTTCAACCGCCTCTTCCTTTTTCATTACTTGTTCTTTTTGCGGTTTCTGATCAGTTTCACACGCATTCAGATATTCTTCATATGTCATATCAAAAACCTTGTGCAAATAGTATTCCCATCTGGTCTTACTTGTTTTTTCTTCCGCAATAATGCGCATTGTTTCCGTTGCGAATTCATGAAGCTGTTTAGATCGAATAAAATCATCTAAAATCAAATATGGATTTGCATATCTCTGTGACAGTAAATCCATAAATCTGATATATCCTATCGATTGAACAATTTCATGACACGTTTGAAAAAATCCTGAAATTCCTCTTTTGTGACAACCTCAATGATCATTTCGCCATAATCAGCAAACGGAATATTTTTGATTTCCTGCTGTTTCAGACCGGTAAGCGAAGCAAGAAATGCTTGAATCTCGCCTTCTGCCTTCGGAATATTCGCAATGATAATTCCGGCAATATCAAAAACCACATTAAAACCAATCTTTTCAAGGTTGATTTCCTTTTCTTCTTTGCCTTCCATATCTTCCAAAAGCTGATCAACATTAAAGCACTCCTTAAACTGACGGATGCCAATCGCCGTGATGATTTTACAAATAGATCCCATGTCAGAAGCAACCAATGGTCTTAACTCATACACCTTTGCTTCTTCTGCCTGCACATCCTCGGATTTAACTTCTGTATTTACAATCGTATCATTCATAATTGCTCAATCTCCTTTTTATATCTGAATTGTGATCCTACTCTTCAGCCTGCGCTGTCTGTGTGATCTGTGTTGCAGATGTTTTTGGTACATAAATGTGATATGGCAGCTTGTTTGTAGTGCCACCCTCTACAAGATTTGCAACACACTTATATGTTGCAGGCACCACAGCCGCTTCTTTATTCTTATGTTCTGATTCCAGACCATCAGTGCAAATCGCATATTCAAAAAGCACAATGATCGGACTTCCATTTGTCTTAAATCCAACAAATGCAAGATTTTCGATATAATCGTCTTCTTCAATATGCTCTTTTGACTCGATCACATCGAATCTTTCATCTTCCGATGTTCCTTCCTGACCGATCACCGTTGATTTCAGAAAATCTTTTGTGATCTCGATCATGTTTACTTCGATCTGCGCCGTCTCACCGGTTTTCTGTGATAAGCCTTTCGCTTCAACCGTAACCCCATCAACCTCAATGGTTGTGATCTCCGGCTTAATTGAAAGTTTATTACCACCAGAAGATGCACCAAGAATCGTACCGGACCACTTTTTATTTTCCTTGGAGTATGTAAGATTTTTATACAAGGTTCCTGCTCCAAGCATAATATTGTATGGTGTGTCTGCTGATACACCAGAAACAGCAAATTCTGACCAATTTCCCATATTATTTCACCTTCCATTCTTTAACGACTAAATTCACTTGTAATCTCTTTAAAAATTCATCCCCTGTTGGGACAGGAAATGCATTTTCATAAAAAACGGCAATTCCAGATCCATTGTCAAGAATTGCCGTTTTTCCCCAAATTTCCGGGAATATTTCTTTAATTTTTTCTTTCTGCTGTTCAAGTACCGACCAATTTTCCTTTCCGGTTCCGGTCAGAATGAACTGCGTTTTCTCCATTCCATCTTCATTTGGTGTCGGTTCTTCAGCATACGAACCAACCCAATATGCCGGAATTGACCGGATATCAGATTTAAATTCCATAAATTCATACGGAATTTTTGCCGATTCCATTACATCATTTACAAATCCCAATGCCGCCTTTGTCATATTTACAATCCTTTCAACACTTGTTCAAGTCTTGCCTGCAGCGAACTCTTCAAGGTAATATAAGCATTATTCAATGCCCTTCGTGGCTGTTTTCCGGTTGTTCTGTGCCAATTGCCCTTATCATCCTTGTATACCCAAGGTGTTTTCCTTCCGTCACCATGAAGTGCATATTGTCCGGTTCCGAATTCTTCCCAAATGGCGTTTTCAAGCGGACTTCCAATTGTGGCTTCACCCTTGGATTCATCCACTTTATAAGTCCATGAGTTTTTCAATTGACCTGTTCCAACTTTGGTGTTTCGCTTGACCTGTGCTTCCATCTCTCCGGCCGCTTCATACAGCCAAGCTTTTGTTGCATCGTTCAATGCATCCTTCACCTTTGCCGAATTATCCTGAAACTGTACTGACATTCTGACCACCTCTGTATTGCAAATAGATTTCAAGCTGCTTGTGAAGGTTCATAGGATCGTCAATCAGCATAACATCATACCATTCCCCATCAACAACTAAGCGGCTGTTTTCCGCTTTTACAGAAGCATCCAAAGGAATCCAATCAGTAATAAACACATGTGTTGATTCCTGAATTTTGGCATTGTATGTATCATGCTTTGAATCGCCGGAAGTCAAATCGAGAAATCCTTTGATTTCATTTACAGTATTCCACATTTTTACAGCTTCACCGATTTCATTTTTTTCAGTGCTGCAGATCTGTAATGCTGCAATAATATTTCCACCGATCATATCAAATCCCCCTTAGAATCTCGCCTTCTTGTAAGGCTTCAGAAAGCCAAGCAGCGACTTTGGAAATCCCATGATAGAATTGTTGCCATCCATGTTGAAATAGGTCACAGAATGCCGACTGATTGTTTCAGACTGTATTCCTACCTTATCACGGTTTTCGATTTCCCATTTCATCATATTTATAACACCAAGTTTAATATCAACCGGATATTCAATCTTGGTGACAAGTACGCTTTTTTCTGAAATCAAATCCTTATCAACAATTGCGGTTATTCCATCAACGGATTTAACAACGCAAACCCCTTCATTGATCGACTCTGAAAGCTGCACGGTGTCACCTACCCTTATATATGGGGAAATGTCGATCAGGCTGTTTCCACCATAAGATTCACATACAGATCTGATACGTCTGTTTTGAAAATTATTATTGGTGTACTTCCTGATCAACATTTCAAGTGCCTGAAGTTTGCTTTCAAGCACTTGATCATCAATGTCGGTGGCTACATGTTTTTTAAATTCTTCAACTGACAAAATCATGCAATTCCACCCCTACGCATTGGCTGCTGTGTTACTTGCTGCGCTGATCACGGCAACAATCTCTTCCTTCTTGGTTGCATTTCCAAGATCAATGTTATGTTCCACCGCATATGCCTTCAGTTCATCCACCTTCATTCCTGCAAATGGAGAAGCCGGAGTGCTTTCCACTTCCTCAACAGAATAGCCTTCATGCTCTCTAAACCAAGCAGCCATTCTTGCATTTGTGATTGTTGCCTTTCCGTTTGCAAAAGCAACATTACCTGCATCAATTCCTGTGAAATCAGGAATATTTGTTGTGTGGATAATAAATGTTTTTCCCATATTCTTCACTACTCCTTTTCTTTACGCAATCTTGATGTTTCTTAACACACCTGCATGTGCTGTATTCTTAAGAACAGTTGCGGCAACCATCTCAACTTCACCCTTCTTGATAACTCCCGGCTGTGAAAAATCAGGAAGATACTGATCAATTGCCTTACTACCGGAGAGCGTGGCTGCATGGAATCCATCATTAAGATCGAACTTGACCGCATAAATGTCAGTAAGACCGGTTGTTGCACTCGAATCTGAACCAATGGTTCTTGAAATTCCCTGCTTAACCACAGAATTTGCCGTTGGTGCAGATCCTTCAACTGTGTAGTGATTCTTCATATCCATGAGACGGACACCATCCATCACTGTAACCTTCTTTCCAAAGGCTTCCTCTGACTCTGTTTTGTACCCCAGAACTCTTGCAACCGTCTGGATTTTAGTGATCATGTCACTGTTCATCAAAAGAGCATCTGCTTCCGTATTACGAATCAGCTTTGTAAGCAGTTCATAGAATTCATCAGCATTTGCCTTTAATGCTGTCATTGTCGACAAATCGACTTTTGCTGCGGTTCCGAGTTCTGACGTTGTTCCTGCAAGCATCTTGTCAAGACCGTCAAACTCCTTTGCGTTCGATGTAGAGTTGCCGTTGATAAGGGTATAATGGAACAGAGATACAGCAGCACGAATCTTCTCTTCCATCTGCCAAGCCATGTTGTTAAACTTTCCTTCTGCTTTCTTCAGTACACGATCAATGTCGAACTCACCACCGAAAATCTTCAGATCAGCCGACTTCTTGACCATTGTCGCTGCGGAATGTTCATACTCTTCATTTAATGCACGGAAATTTGCTGTTGATGGCAGCACCTTCTGCATATATGAATATGTCATAGTCGATCCCCCCTGCGGAGATACAGTATCATCAAACTGAAGCATCTGAAGAATCTCTGACTCTCTAAGGAAAATATCAACAACCTTCTCTGCTACTTTGTCGGACATTCCGGCTTTCATTTCTTCTAACTTAAATGCCATAATTTTTCCACCTTTCTACTCTGTGTGTGTGCTTTCATATTTCTGCTGAAGTGCTTCAGCAAGGTCCTTTGGTTCTGCGCTGCCACGATCACCATCAGATCCAGGCAACCTTCCATCATCCATACGCTGCATACCGCCATCATTTGATGCGGTTTCAAACATCTTCGGAAACTGCGTCTTTAAGCCTGCAATAGCATCATCCCATCCCTTGATCTCATCGTTTTCATCAAGTTCCAATTTCTGCCCTTTCTCATTCAGCTTTTCATTCAGCTTAAAAGTGAGGTAGTCAACATCAACCGCCTTTTCGGACAGCAAGGCAACTTTAATGGCTGCATTCAGCTTGGTTTCCTTAAGCTGCTGTCTAAGGTCCTCGGATTCCTTCTCATAGTCAGCAAACTTACTTTGAATATCATCGTTTCCCTTAGTGCTTTTCTTAAGTTCGCCAATCAGATCATTGGCTGTGGTTAATTCCGTGTCTTTGCCGGAAATGACGTTGTTCAGCTTTTCGATCTCGGTATCGAATTTGCTTTTACTTACATACTCGCCTTCTGACAGATCAGCATATCGAACATGCTTCAGCTTGTCCGGTTCGTTTGCATTCTGCTCGTCAATTGCCGCCTTAACCTGCGCATACAGTTCAGGTTTTAACAGTTCCTCTAATTTCATATGGTTTTCCTTTCCCATGCCGGAAATTTTCGGCATGCGTGACAGTTTTAATGCCTTATCACAGGGACTTATTCAGCACAGTTTTAATGTCATGAGCCTATTTTGGACGTATAAAAAAGACAGCCACTTGACTGCCTTTAATATCAATTATTTAATTGTGGTTTCGCTCTCTTACCCGCCTTCGACTTACTGCGTTTTCCACCAACTACCCCAATACCCTAGTAGTTCCTGCCTGTGTCTTTTGGATCATTGTTTTTGTGATAATTGGACTACATTTTGCCATAGTCTAATAAATCATGTTTTTTTGCACTAAAAAAGCACCTTGCATCTGCAAAGTGCTTTCACATATTATTCAGCATATTCTTAATTGCCGCTTTGTACGATTCAATATCACCAAATTCATCATTATTGAATAGTGGAAAAGCATCATTTGTTTTTTCCTTCCATTCTTTTCGCATTTGGATCAATTCTTTGTCTTGCCGTAAATATTCAATCAATGTCATTTTACCATCACCTTATATGTATCAAATAACTCTTTAAACATCGTTTCAAACTCAATTTTACTATCATTTCCAACAATGTCAATGCTTGCTAAATTAGCAAAGACTTCAAGTGGTACATGTCTTGCGTCCTTCTCCCAATATTCCTTACCATGCCCGGCAATCAGGAATTCATTCATCTCTGCATCTGATAATGCACTTATAATATCAGAGATTGCAACATCATTTTCATATTTTCCCCCTTGCTCAAACCATTTAATAATCGATTCTTGATTATCCCGAACAATTTTTCTTGATTTTTCAATAGCACTCATAAATAAAGAATTATCCCAAGAATGAATTTCTTTCATATCAACTCTATGTGACAGTTCGTGAGCCTGCACATAATTCAAATCATACAAGTTGAAATTTGGGGCTTTCGAATTATATTTTATTATATCTTGATCAGAAATATAGGAAAATACCGGTTGTAAATTATTATCTTCAACGAACTCAACAATATCACTTGCCATAATCAACCGATTAACCATCATTTCATTTCCTTCTGATTGCATCAGAACCGTATTGAAATCATCATAAGCTTTTCTTATTTTTTTATCTTTGATATTCGGCGCATGAACATCAAACTTATATGAATTGGATCGGACATTGCTCGAATTTCTGTTTTCCATGTTCATGGTCATTTGTCCGGCAATATCCTTATATATCCCCTTGAATTCAGTAAAAGACTTTGCATCCACCTTAACAAATTGTGTGGTGCCATCATCAGAAATCAAAACCGGCGCATCTGGTGACCATTTTGTATAATCATTACCAAGCGCCCATCTTGCACGCTGAAGCAGCGCACATCTGCAATTGCAATCTTCAGCCGGATCACCAAAGCCGCCCGGCATCATTGCCGTCTTGCCTTGTACCTCGAACACTTCATCCAATTCTCTGATCTGACCATCAAGCTGCCTGTGCGTGTCTCTTGTCTTATCATCCAACGATGCATCCCATTGTTTGACCACATCTGCGCCCTTTTCTTTGGCTTTCCACTGTGCATCAGCGGTTGCCTTGCATTGAATCCGGTGCGCTTCCGTCCGTGCAATTCGCATTGCTTTATTTTTGCTTATTCCGGCATATGCAGCAATATTTCTTGCTATTTCCGAATACATGGCAGCATTAACAATACCTCTGCTGATCTCTGTAGCGATCTGCTTTGACAATAACTTGGTGTCCTTCCCAAGCCTTGTATATAAATCTTCCGACAACTTAGTTTCATGCTGTATGGCAATAGCAACCTGTTTCTGATCAATAGGGAATACCAATGGAATCCCCTGACCTTGCAGATCGTACATCGTTCCAACAAATCCTTCCTCGTAGGACTCTGTAAGGTATTCTGATACAGTTTCAAAATTGTTGTTATGTAACTGATCAAGTACGGTCTGCACCTGCACTTTCAATGCCTTCTGGTATTCCACCTGATAAATTACATGTTGCAAATCTGCATCATCCCTTGATTGAAGAGATGCAATCTTGGCATTGATGTCGGTTAATGCTTCTTTATAATTTGCTTCAAGCCGCTTCAATACAGCCTTCTCACTGTCAAGAAACGTCTGTTGTACTTCCTTCTGTTCCCGGTTCATCTGTCTTCACTCCATTCAAAATGTCCTGCGTCCGCTTTAAATCACTTTCCGCTTCATCCGGATCTGGAAGCAAATCTTTGATTTTCTCATAATCAATATCAAGAACATCGCATATATTCTTCATCAGTGTTTCGTTATCAAGACGTGCAGCAAGTGACAACAACGTATTGATCAATGTTTTCTGTGTCTGCGCTTCTGTCAGCTTATTCTGCGCATTCTCCCGTTCGTTCGACATGATTTCATGCTTGAACTCAAAACGAACCTGATTTGACCGATAATCAGTTCCATCCATACTGTTGATCTCGTCTAACACAAGTTTTAAGATTTTGCGCAAGAACTGCTTTAGCTTAATTTCCAGCTTGCAACACTTCAGATCCAGAAGCGAGTATGCCGCCTTGATTGCAATGTTTGTGGTTGCCGTTGTGTCCTTTAAACAGGCGGTATTCAGTCCCATTCCAAAACGGTAGATATTCTTTTCGTCAAGATCAAGTTTCGCCTGTCTCGCTTTATATGGCACATCGATAGTCTTTACATCAACATCTCCATCATCATCTACACCGATCATTTTTTTAGTTTTCAGGTTTTGTTGTAATTCATCCAGATTATCACCCTGAAACCCTTTTACTACATGAATTGGTGTGTCAAAATCAACAAGATTGTTCGAAAGGCTGCTTGCCATCAAATCGTAATCATCAATAAGATCCTTTACCGTCTTAAGACAGCTAAATTGCTTCTTGTTGTTATCTAAGCGAAAAAAAGGAATATACCCAAACGACTTGCAATAAATGCTGTTATCGTCTGCCTTTTTATACAAAATATGTTTTCTTGGATTCACCGGCTCCGAATCATCAATTTGAACTGCACCTTCATTCTCCTGCACAAAGAAGCCGACTTCTTCGCTATTCCATGCCTGAATGCGCTTGATTGCCTTTTTGCCCTTGTCAATTCGATCAATATACCAATAAATCACATAGGAGCATTTTTCATCTGTATCTTTATCTCGTACCTCGATAACTCCGCAAGAATCCGCACACATGAATGACAATTTATCCTCTTCATTCTTATATGCGTACATGTATTCAAAGCCTTTGCTCATGCAGCCGGTCAACAGATCCGACAATTCCGATGTAAAATCTTCATTCTGATTGAAATATTCATCAAGATACTTTTGCAATAAAGGATCATCAGACTTCGCAAAGCCATCTTTCCCGGAAAGAATATACTGCACCGCCTGATCTACCAATTCCGTGAAAAACGGATGTGGAATCTTGATGTTGCTTCTTGTCTTGTCCTCAACAAGCTTTCCATCGCTGTTGTAGTAAAACAATCTGTATTTCTTGATATCATGATCACCGTCATAATATCTCTGCCCCTGTCTGGCAAATTTTTTCTTATCAGAGGTTCGATCCTCTTGCATAATGCTTTCAATTTCTTCAGTAGTCAGCATTTCTTTTACCTCATTTTTCATTAAATAAGCCACTTATTCATCTTGCGCCATCCTTCGACACCATATCTCAATGCAGCCATTGCATCATCTTGGAAAGGAACCGGTTCATCAAGATATTCTCCTGTTTTATCATCCCTTTTCCATTTCCATTGCTGTGCTTCCTTGATCGTATTCACACAAGACGGATCAATTACGATCTTGTGCTGCTTCAGATAATCAATCTGCGCTTTGACAGATCCTTGTGATCCACCTTTATCAACACCACTTGCCCGGCTATATCCGGCTTTTTTCCACATCTTGATTCTGTCCGGCTCTGCGGAATCACACCACATCTGCTTATTCCTTGGGATATCAGCAGCCTTTGCAAGATCAATAATCTCGGCGGTGTCCTTCTCAAATACATAGATTTCTTGCGTGACGTATATCACATCATCCTTGATACCAAGAGGAAGAATTGCATTTGCATGGTTATAGCCGAAGTCTTGACCGATTGCAAAATCGTCATAATCGGCAGGATTCTTGGAACACTCACCAATCTCCCAATTGTGTAGGATCAAACCGCCGATCTCTCCCCACTCTCCGAGTCCGTATATCTGATAACCTTCTGGATCAACAATCTTCCTGCGTTCCATACGTTGTCTGTATGCTTCATCTATAAATCTGTTTCCAAGATAGGTGCTGTGATGTGTCAGCACATTATCATCTGGAATATCAAAAAAGACCTTCTTGATCCAATGATTCTTATTCACCGGATTGAAGGTCATTCTGATCTGATAAAATTGTCCTTTTGGAAGTTCACCACGCAAACGATCGTCAATAATTTCCAGATCTGCCTGTGTAAATTCCGTTGCTTCTTCCAACCAAACATCTGTCAACTTTCCTTTCGGAAACGTGATTGACTTCAGTTTCTCACGCTGCCGATCATCATTCATTCCACGGAAAATGATCTGATTACCATTCGGTTTGAATGTCATTGACATTGGTGATTTGTTGATTTTCCAATAATTATCATACTTATCGCCAAACATCCTATAAAGCGCACCTGTCAATTCAGCAAAGGTGCTGTCCCTGTTGGATATGTCCGACTTGCGCATTGCAACAAGGTTTCTGCCCTTGTCCTGCATTAAGCGCAATATGTAGTTCTGTGCGGTATCAACGGATTTTCCTGATCCTGCTGATCCCTTCATGACAATGTAACGCTTCCGACTCCTGTCAACTTCTCTGAAGCCGGGATTCATTTGAACATTTATGTTCACAACGAATCACCGCCTTTTTCGGATGTGATACTTCCGAATATATTTCTTTTGCATCACATTGATTCCTTTTTCTTTATCAAAGCATGACTCATAGTATTCGCCCACGATGTCATAATCGAAAAATGTATAAAAAAGCCTTTTAAGCATCTATTTTCTCCCCCTATAGGCAACCGGCTTCTTTGAATGCCTTGAACATTTTTGGTGACTGAATAGCAATCAAATCTGTGATTGTTTCATCCCTGCCCCATGCTTCAGAAATGCCGCTGTTCGTCCACAAACCGGATTCATATAAAATTGTGTCTAGTGTTCCTAATATTTCAACTGTCTTATCTTCCATCATGTTTTTTTACCTCTATTTGCGGAATGTATAACCTATAAATAGGTTTACACACCGGAATATCTTTTATCACCGGTTGTATTTTCACATACTTTATCAGCTTGTGAAAATGAGATAGCAAAAACAACCTTCCTGCTATTGGTCTTACATATTCAACCTCAATCGGTATTCTCTCAATCGCAAATCTTTTAATTTTCATTGCTATCCCCATAATCAATGTTGATATTTAATTCCATGTCAACATCCGCTTCAACCTTGTCTGTATAGATGCCATACCGCTTTCCAAGAAGTTCGGCAGCCTTCAACCGATCCTTTTCAGACGGCGCTTTTTCCATCGTCCTTGCTTCACTCATTCCGTCACCGATGCCTTCCACCACAATTTCTGTAGACTGACTTTTGCCACGGAGAACAGATGTGAGATACCGAAGCACTTCATCCTGATCGGCAATCAACTCTGATTTCTTTTCTGCCATCCTCGCATCTATATATTGCTTAATTACAGGTTTTGACAAGTTTTCTGTTCCAATCCTGTTTGCAGTTTTCTTTGAATAACCTGCTCTTATAGCTGCTTGTGTGGCATTTAAGTCAATCAGGTATTCATCACAGAATCTTTGCTGTTTGGCTGTTAATTTAGCCATCACAATCACCACCTTAATATACAAAAAGCCTGACCGGGTAGGAGAAACAGCACCCAGGCAGGCAAAGAAAAAAGGCACTGCATTGATTGCAGCACCTTTACACGCTTTATGATACATTGAATATATCACATGATTTAAGTCACATGTTATACAAAAAAGTCACAACACATACAAATTAGTCACAGAAGTTGCACGAAAGTCACAAAAAGTCACAACTCATGACTTCTTCATCATTTCGGCAGTTCCATTTGCAAGCTTGCTTAAATGCATAGGTTTAACACCTAATCTTTTGCAAAGCAAATTCAAAGCACTACAAGAACCGCTATCAAACGTATTGCTTCCTTTAGTGTTATAAATTTTGGCAATTTCTTTTGCCACTTTTTTCTTACTGATAAATCCAATATTATTCATGTCTTATTTTCCTTCCTTTTGTTTCATTTTTTAAAACACGATTTCGCACCAATGGTCCTTCTTAAAAGCAGCCATGCAGTAAGACTTATGTATGCAGCTTGCACACATCCACTTGATTTCTTCATGTGTGGGCGGTCCTATTTTTGCAATAAGCAACTCATTTATTTCACCATCCCTTTTCTGATCTTACGGATCAGCCGCTTTTTTTGAAACCAATTCAACGAAGGATTTCTTTCGATCAGATCAATTTCTCGTTCTCCCAATGGTGGCAACAAATTTGTAACGTTACGCAAAGCGGTTCCAAACTCTTCCGCAGTACACCCCAAAGATGAGAAAATCATTACTCGTTTATACAGAAGATCCACATCAATCATTTCCGACTCCACCACCTTTCACGATTTTAATCGCATCTGCAAGCTCAACGATTGGAATTGTTCCAAGTTGTTCCGCTTCGCCCACATCACTATATGCTTCCAACTGCTGTGCAACAAGTTCTGGATCATAGGCGGTCGGCTGCGCATCAATCTTCTGCGCCAACGCATAAAACATATCCATACTACTTTTCTGTGTAAGAAGAATATCCATAAACCACTGCTGATATAATTCTTGTTTTAAAATATCCGCATCAATCAATCTTCCCATCGTTTGATCTCCTGTTCCAATCTGCAACTGCTTTTTCCCGCTCGTCTTTTCCTGTTCTAATACCGCCATCCTGATCCATATATATCTCGCATTCATAGCTTTTGGGAAATTGCGTTTTGCATTTAGTACACTTAATTTTAAATGTCACTCCAACAGCCTAATGTGACGACTTATTCAAAATAGTTGTAAACATTGCTTTTTCGCCGCAGAACGGGCATGGTTTCAGTTCCTCACTCATTTTTCTTCTCCCATATTTTCAACTTATCAATTCCTTCATGCTTTCTGTAATATTCCAAGGCTGTCAAGATAGTTTCTTTTACTTCGTCCGACCAATTATACAGCGCTAAAGCCTTTCTAACCTTTTCTTGGTCAAACGGTGATATATCAGCATGTTCAATTGCAGAATCCATAATTTTGACAGCAATGCTTGCCTGACGAATCTTAGGGTAAAATTCTTTATTGTATTCTTCAACTGTCATGCTTTCCCCAACTATATTCTGACTCATAGAAAAGAATCTGGAAAAATTCTCAATAATACTCAAAAGTCTATCATTCATCTTTTCACTTTTTTCCAATCTTTCTTTCGCCTTTGTCAAAAGGAAGAGGTTTTTATCCCTGTCCTCTTCCATCTTTTCAAATCCTTCTTTCCACTTGTTCCTATCATTCGTCAAAACCTCAATTTGTTCTTTAACTTCCATTTGTCTTGTCCTCTCCAATTCATAGAAACTATTCCGTGATCACAAGATCGCATTCCTGCTTGAAATACTCAATCACATGTTCATCGTGCATTCCCTGCGCATATAGCAAGCAGAAATCCTTCACATGATCCCACCACTCTTTCACCTGGTCATTGCTGAATCTGTAATTTTTCTTCAGCGTGTAAACCGAAAGAATCAAATACACTTCCAATGCATCATTGATATTCTGAATTGCAACCGCCATATCTTTCGGTTTGATCTTCTTGCCTGCCATCTTCATTTTCGCCCGGAACGGAAATTGAAAGGCTTCTTTTTCACAATCAAAATCGACTGATTTAAGAATGTCCCTTTCAATCTCCCACACACTGATTTCTTGATTGTTGGCTTCCGTGTTGTGCCTTGTCAAGATGCTGTTGTAATTTTTGACCTTCTGCTTCGTAAAATCCATGTTGTAATACAAGCAATACACAGCTGCCAATTGGATTGATTTGAAGATACCGGAAAAGCATGACGTTGCAACCACCAGGTTGTGATTTCTTACACTTCTTTTCATTCCAATCAACCCCTTTTATCCAAAACATCTTGCACATGCTGCAAGGCCCTTCCATGAACAGTAGTTATCCATGAATATGTTTTGCCATATTCAGCAGCAACATCGTTAAGATCCTTGTACTGAATGTATACTCTGTGAAGAATGTCATATTCAATCGCCGGAAGCTGCTCAATCACCTCAATAACATCCTTCTTCGTATCAATCAATGAATTTATATGTCGGTCAATGTCAGCTTCCAATTCAACGTATCTGACAACCGCATCTGCCATCTTCTGCTGACTACCGGATGATTGCACCCTTTCACCATCAGAAGATGCTGTGGTTGATGTAGCCATTGACATCCACTGTTCTTTCTCGATGATCTTATTTTTGATGATCATATCGATCTTTTGAACCTGCTGAAGATAATCTTTAGCATTCATCATCCTTCACCTTCCCTTCTATCCTCAAATCCGGTATCAAGATTCCTGCATAACAACTTTCCTTCCAATTCCTCAATATCATAATCTCTCGGTGTGAAATGGTTGAAACTGTTCTTTTTTACGTGTGGAACCTGATTGCTGCCTGCCTTGTTGTCGTAATTACCATCAATGACCTTTGCCATATTTGCATCTTTGATCAGCCAATCAAAGTTAGCTGACCAATTCCGGTCATTGGATCCTTTCAGGAAGGAAGATGCTTCAGCCTTTTCAAATAGTGTCCGGAAATCATCAATGCTGTATGTCTTCAATCTTGCCTTGATAGCCTTCTTACGTGAATCAGATAATGTTCTGACAGAAGGATAGGATATACAGATGGAGTGGAAGAGATCGACAACCTGCTTGCAGGTGATCGATTTTTCTTCTTTTACTTCTTCTTTACTATCCTTATCTATTCTATCCTTATCTATTCTATGCGCCATTTGGTTGCCGTGTGGTTGCCATTTGGTTGCCATTTGGTTGCCATTTGGTTGACACGTAGTTTTAGTTTCTTCAGAATCCGCTGTTTTCAATGGTTCCGGTCGCTTCTCGGTATACGCTCCATTCTTCTTCATTTCAAGCTGTGAGAACTGTTCTTGGTAAAGTGTTGGTGTATATCGGTCCTTGCGAAGAAGATTATGCATTCTCCAATGCTTGATCGCAATAACCCCATTTTCAAACACAAGAACAAAACGTTTTTCAATCAAGACATTCATATCTTCCTCGGATGCACCGATCATTCGCTGAATTTTTTTAGGATTGTTCACAAATCCATCATCATCAGCACGCATGTTAAGATGAAAATACAAAGCCTGTGCGCTAAGCGACATATCAAGAAAGGCATCACTATCAACGATTTTTTGTGTAAACATCCGTTTTTCTGCCATAGTTCAACCCTTCTTATTTTTCGATCATTCTACTGAACAGATTCTCATACAATTCCTTGTATACATCCCTTTCAGCCTGCACCTTGATCAAACTTTCCTTCAGTTCCTCTGTTTCAATGTTCTGATAAACTTCAGCAATATATGGCGCTTCTTCCGTTTTTTTGCGCTCATCACCTGCTGTCAATGCGCATCCTTCAATTTCAGATGCTGGAATGCTAAGTGCAGGCACAGATGCAGATACATCGTCCTTCTTTGCAACCTCAACCGTTTTTGCTTCATATCCAAGCGAATCTACAACCGCATCCATAAGTTCTACATATTCCTGATCAGTCATGCTGCGGATGTAGTTTGAAAGCTTATTGTTGTACGCATACTGAATCATGCCAGGATCCGTGTATCTCATACCTCGACATTTCACACTATATGGCAATTTGTCACTATCACTCAACGAAATAATTGTTGAATATTTGTCGTGTACGGCAAGGATCACAACCTCACATGAAGATCCATTGCTTTTTTCGTACTCTAAAATGTCACCATTATATAATTCCATGCCCTTGACCTCTTTTCTTTGAATATTTGAAAGCGCCGCATATGCTGTTGGATCATAATATCCGGCATCATTGACTTTCAGATCGTTCATATTAGAATCCCCTTGCATACTCACGAAATGCTCTCTCATTCAGCTTTCGTTGTCCCTCAACAGTCTTATCGCCGCATAACTCCGGGTGTTCTGCCTGGATCTTCTGCCGTGTTCGTCTGATTGTTTCCGTTGACGGAAATCCGAAATCCTTCATGTGCAGGAAAAATTCAGGAATAGACATTGCATCTATATCAATCCCATGCGACTTTCCTACGATCTTATAAACCTGGCAACACAAATGGTTGTCACTATTTCTTGTCTTTGGCTGCGCCTGCAGCACTTCCATCACAATATCCTGTGTTGTCTTTAATTCGTTTAATTTACCCATTTTCAGCACCTTCTTCCTTTGGTCATTGATCCGACTCATAATATTCCTTGTATAGCCGCATCCAATCATCAAACCGCATTGTTACAAGAATACCGGCATTGTTTTTCTTGTGGAACACAACCGGGATGTTCCCTGTGTCCTGTGAATCCCTGACTGCCTGCGCTATCCAATCATAAAGCTTCATCTTCTCTTGATGCTTTGCTTCAATATGTATTCCTGGCGATCCGATCACATCAGATGCATCCCCGGTATTTCCGCAATACTGCGCTGTTCTTCTTGCCTTATAGCCATGTTCACGGAACAGGCTTGCAAGTAACCGCTCAAATCTTGCGCCTTTCTGTTTGCTATTTACCGCCATATTTTCACCTCGTTTATAAATTCAAGTAACACATGATTCCACATTCCGGCATTATCTCTGTATTCATATTTCCCCGATCGGGATCCAATTCATCCAGGTATACCGGACCATTCTTGTCTTTAAGTATGGAATGCCCGACTTCTCTCTCCAACTTTGCCCGACTTTCAAATACTTCCGGGAAATCCACTCGGATGTGGTTCCAATAACCCATGCCACCACGGACACATCCAATGCAATTATTATTGGAATATCCTAACTCATACATAAAAGGTCTTGCAAAATTGAAAAGTCGTTCAAACAATCCGTGTACTTCTTCTTTTGTAAGATTTTTTTCGATCAGCGGAAATTCATGATGAAACTGTGGGTTGCTTTCGACCATACGATCTGCACGATTCTTTTCATTCAAATCAAATCCCCAAACATATGTAATTTCATAATCTGCATGCTTGGCTTCCCACTGCTTCCGGATACGCTTTTTCAGCCATCCGGTACATGGTACAGAATGATTGTTCATATTTACAAAACCGCCAAAGGTTCTCACGCAATCTTCCACATTTCGATATTCTTCTGATCGTAGCACTGTGATTTTCTTTCCGATCGCTTTCTCACAATCCTTGATAAATCTCATGCTATCAGGATGTTGGTCCGCAACGTCAATGTAAATCCATTCGTCTACATCTCCGGCAATATACCCTGCCATAAAACTTGATATTCCTGCGCTTATCCAACATACCTTTAGTTTCTTTTTTGTCATAACACCACGCTACAAATCGCTTTGTAATCGTGGATAAGGAATATAGGCTTCCCATGCTGACGGTCTGAAACTCACATAAGTCAAATATGCTATATGTGCGCTACTTCAAATTCCACCTTATCGAA